AAGAACCTCAAGTCCACATCTCTCGAATGCCTCCTCGATGATCTCCTCAATTTGAAGATTAAATGTTCTAGTGCCTGAATAAGCCATTTAACCTCCTAGTATCGTTTTAAAAGCTCAATAACGCAAGTTGCTGTATCACTGTTGGTTACAGATTCAAAAGTAATTAATACGTCTCCAGTGTAACCACTTGCCTGCGTATTTCTCAAGCCTCCTATGGAACTATAATCATGACTAGAAGAATAATTGCACGTTAATGCAAGTTCATCTGTAGTCGCATCCCAGAAAAGTTTAAGCGGTTTAAGAACAGACGTATTGTTCACACTCCACCAGACTTTATTAATGTCCACTGAAGCACACGCTGCTCCTGAAACCATATTAGCATCTAAATCTGAAGCATTTACAGTGTAGGATTCAGCTGTTGTTGAAGCAATGGTGGCATTAAAGCTGAAAACAGCTTTTCTATTACCATCGAATAATTTTTTTACTACTTGTACCATATTTTATTTCCCCTTGTAAAAGAGTGGGGTCATTACACCCCACTCACGGTTATATTATTTTAAGCGCTAGTTGCTATTGGTGTGGATAGTGTTTCCGCTTTCCACGTTGAATTAGTTCCATCATCGGATACGCAAGTAAGTTTAACTCTTCCATTAACAGCTGTTGCAGCCGCCAAAGTTAAAGTGTCACCTGCAACATCAGATGCTGGATTAGCAGCAGTTCCGGATTCAAGTTGTGCCATCAAGAACCAGTTTGAAACACCTGCTCCTGGTAAAACAAAAATAACTGTTTTTCCACTCGCTACAACAGTAGTAACAATAAATTCATATGTTGTTCCTACATTTGCAGTGCTCAATGCTGGCATATTAACTACAATATTACCAGTTCCATCTACTTCAAATAATGTTCCTGATTCTTGTACAGTCAACGTATCAGTGACAGCGCCACCAGTATTAAAAGTTGAACTGTCTACTGTCTGACGAAAGTTTGGTCTCGTATCATAGACAGCTTCATTTGTAACTACACCAGTTGATGCGGCTATGGTAATAGATTTAAAACCATTCTCCGACCTAACTGGTCCATTAAAAGTTGTTGTTCCCATTTGTCTACCCTCCTAAATAAGTAGTCGTTTTAAGTCTAACGGGGTTTAGTAAAGAGGGCGAAACTAACTTCGCCCTCCTTTATTTATTTTACGCTGCGCCTGGAGTGCCGAATATTCCACGCCAGTCAGACCAGCCGAAGCTGTATCTTTCTCTCGCTTTATATCTAACGTTTCCAGTGTCGAAGTCGCCTTCCATTGCAGTTCTAATAGGCGCCCTATTGAAGTGTTTAAGTCCATTAGGGGCATCAGTTTTAATGTACCATGCATCAGTGTCAGTCAAGAAATTGTTGATGACATAACCTTGTGGGACCATGCCCATAGATTTAATTGCATTGATATCATTATCAGCTGTGCCTACGCGTCCTGCAGAGTTCAATAACCTTTCAGCTACGAATTGAAGGTTTACCGGAAGAATTAATTTCATGCCTCTTAGAGCAATCTTTAATCCTCTTTCATCCTTCATTTGCGAAATCTGGATAAGTGCCGCTTCCAACGAAGTTTCGTTAAGATCGGCAGCAGTGGTTAATACGTTTGTTTGGTTTCCACTAAGAGTTGGATGTGAAGCGGAAACTAATAATGCTCCGTCACCTCCAGTGTATCCAGATGTGGTTGAATTATTTATAATATTCGAACCTTTCACCTGTTTAGTGTTAGCCATTGAACGTGCCAATGCCTTTGTATATCTAGTGCTGATTTTGTCGTAAAGGTTATCCTCCACGGCTTCCTCGGTTAATGCGAAAGCTAAAGCGACAGTCTCGTTGGTATACCTAGCAGTGTAAGTTTCTTGAGCGTCATCGTAGGTTACCCCTTGACCCTCAGGCTTTACACTAGCGTTGGCGAAACCACCAAGCATCACTTCTTCTTCGAACGCACGGTCAGAACTCTCTGTTTCAAAGATTTCTGCCGTTTGATTTTCGTAACGGTCGTATTCTAACCCGAACAGTGCGTTTAACCCTGGTTCGAGTTCTTTGACCAATTGCATTCTTGAAATTACCATTGTTCAATTCCTCCTATAGGTTAAACTCCCAGACCATTATTGTAATATTGATGCTCATTAATACGAACTATCCAGTTCGAATTATCGGCAGAAATATCACTATTGTCTGGGTCTTCAGAAATTCTGATAATCCTAAATTGACCTGTTGTTCCAGCGCTTTCAACGGTGGCGTCCAGTTCAGATTTAGATTGTCCATTAACGGTAGTTCCCGCTGCATAAACAAGATTGGTATTTCTACCAACGCTGCTTTGAGCAATAGTACCATCGGATTGAATTTCGTAAAGTTTATTCGGATCATCATAGACGAACGCTTCAAGACTACCACTTGCTGGAGTAATACTCCCAGGGTAGTAATTTGACCACGTTGGTTTTTTTGTAGTAGGGGCGACGTAGAAACAGCCATTGAATACACCAATTGAAGCAACAGCGTCACTGTCGTCCGTTTTAGTAATATATCCAGTTGCTTCTAACTTAACCAAATCACCTTTATAGATGGCTTGGGCGTCACCGTCAGCAATGAGATACTTTGAAGTACCTCCATTTTGGATGTTACTTCCCAATTCCCCTACAGGTCTTAAACCAAATGGCGCGTCTAAATTTGCCATGATTTTTCCTCATAGTTAAATTTTTATAACCCACTCCCCATGAGTGTGTTAAAATTGTGTAAATTATGTGGAAAACCTAACTAGGCTTCTTGCCACCAAAACTTACGCGAGACCTACTCTCATTAGAGACAGGCATACTAGGATGTTGGTCCTTGAGGGGATCATTCGCGATTGCATCATCCTTATCTTTAGTCAATTGATTAAAATAAGAATTACGCTCTGCAATGGTTTCCTCAGGAATCCTTGCTAGCATTAAACCTCCTACAGCTATGACACCGTTATACTTGCCTGAATCTATTGTCGGCCATTCCATGTCAGGATATTCGTCAGCTCTGACAAATTCCCAACCTTCCCGTAGTCTAGCGGATACATTTTTTTGATCCGGCTGTCCTATGGTTTCGGCCCTTATCCAGCGGTGTTTAAAACCGGCTGGCGCAGGTGGTGCGTCTAGTTGTGAGGGTGGAGCCCATGGTTTCCTTCGAGATACTTTCTCTCTGGTTTCAGACTCGCGTGATGGTAGTTTATTAATAGTTTTTGTTTTCATAATCATATGCCTACTCCTTCACGTATTTCGCATATTCGCTTAGTGGCACACCTAATTTTTTTGATATAGCTACTTGTGAGGGTGTGAGTCTCACGGTACCTTTGCGCCTTATTGGCCCACCTCTGTTAGCAGAGGCAACCGTTTGAGCAGGCGAAACTTGTTGACCAAATTTATGAGGGAAATTATCCCGCATTCTTTTATCTACTTCACTATAGTACATATCTGACTGCGGGTCAAATCCTTCTTCAACTAGATTACGATGAATTGAGAAAGAAGTCAAGGTCATTGGTTCATCTTTACCAAACCACTCATTCTTCTCAGCCCACGATTCAGCCTTAGGATCAGGCTGGGGAGGAGGCATTTGAGGGGGCACATACTGTTGTTGATACTGCTGTGGCTCTCTATCAACCTCTTCTTCTCGTTGTTTTTTAAGTCTTTCCTTCTTTTCCTGGGTTGTTCTCACTCGTTCTGCTTCCACAGATAAACGGGCTAAATGCTGATTAGCTTCTACTTGTTTATCTACATCGCCGCTTTCAACAGCCTGTTTCAACTGTTTTTTAACGGTGTCGAGTTCAGCTGTCACCCTGTTTTCATATTGATTTACATACCCATCATCAAGTGATTGGGCTTTGTGCTGTAAACTCTTATTTTCGTGATAAACATTTCGTGCGTACTCCGTGGCTGCTTGCTCACGTCTTTCCGCTTCACGAACTTTTTTTGTTAGTTTATCAATACGGGACTGTACTTTTTTCCCGTAGTCTTCCATTTCTCCTTCAGACGCTGTTTCTTTCTTTTTAGGTTTTTCTTCAAGAACAACGTCAGTTGACTCATCTTTATTAATGACTTTTTCTTTTGAATCATCAAGTTGAACGTCTATTGATTCTCCCTCAGAGGGAAGATCAACCATTTTAGCGTCCGCTTCAGATTGTGGCTCTACCTTAGTCTTAGCTTGTGCAGGCATAATTTACTCCTGTTATGTTTTAAATTGCAAGATATCCTCCGGGTCCTTTACCACGGCGATTATCTCGTCATCATTAAGTATTCTCACTTCACCACCTTCTATCCCAAAACGGGATCCGGCGTAACGACCGAATATAATCCAGTCACCTTTTTTACACCAGGGTCCGTTTGGAAATCTCTCTTTGTCTCTATATGAATCAGGTCCAACTTTCAAGACTAACGCTGTTACTGTTGTAAAGCCCCGCTCCTCGATTGTCGTGTCGGACAATATTATTCCACCCTTAGTCTTTCCTTGTCCCTTGTATGGAAGAACTAGTATTCTCCATCCTGTAGGGTCAGGTAATCTGTCTAAAATTTTATCTGTTGGTAGATGCTTAATCTCGTTAAGGGCCTCTTCTTGTATTTTTTTAACAAACCTGTTTTCCTTCTCTTCAGCCACTCTATTGTTTTCATCTGCTTCAACTGCTAGATCTTTTTCTAGTAAAGCAAATTTACGTTTAGGTATATTAGTCATCTTTCTCCTCATTCTGCAGGTCTTGCACTTCCTGTTCAATTATCATGTAAGCTTTGTGTTCACCGACGGCTTTCATGTATTCATCAAAGCTCGGCAAACCCGCCGCTATCACTGCCTTTAAATCTTCTTTGCGCGCCCTAATCTTTTTCAAGATCAGATAAACCGCGTTATCATCTCTCATTAATTATTCTTTTACAGTATTAATAGACCGTTGTATATTGTTTTTTTCCTGGCAGCATCATGTTAAATCCACGCGGCTTGATTACCTTTCCCCCTTTAGACTTATGGGGACGTGGTTTGCTTCCATGCTCTTTCGTCCATTTTTCAGCTATTTCAGGCTCATTTGCCCATAAATATTTTCTTTGTTTTTCTGATTGAAAAGGCATTATTTTGTGAGGCCTTTAGTCTTCTCGAAACTTCTGAGCCCGGCCACGCCGAGCATTGATGTCACAATCGCCAGCAATGGGCCTGTCTGGATGTCAGGAGCCGTTATATCGAGTCCTGAAAACTTCGCATACCACTCAATTCCGGGGGAGACGATGAACTCAAAGATGAGGGCGAAAGCCCCCGTCCAGCCTATCATCGGCCTCCATCCGGCGACGAATATGGATTTGTGCTGGCCTTCCTTGATGTTTACGTCAATCTGTTTCTCCGCAAGCTTCTGCTTAATGCGCTGCATGAGAATCTTCTTGTCGAGCTTTTCTTCCTCCGAAGTATGCAAATCGTCAATCACGGAGGAAATCGTCTTAAGCGCGCCGCCTTTCCCTCCGAGCAGTCCTGTTAAAAGTCCTAGCATAAGCTTACGATGCCTCCTCTGTTCATTCCTCTAAAATATCCTTCTCCATGAGGATTTCTTAATTGTTGAATCCATTTCCTTTGAATGTGGGATTGTCCCCAAGGGTTTCTCATATATGCGTCACCATAGCTTCCTTGAGGCTGATATCCGCCGCCTCCTCCGCCACTACCACCGCGTCCGCCACCGTAGCCCCAGCCCCAGCCACCGCCGCCGCCGCCACCGCCGCCGCCGCG